GCCAATACACGCGCAGTATTGACGGAACTACCAATACTACTTTTTCTTAGCAGTTTTAGCTGCTTGCTTAAATTGTTTAGCAGTGGGTGCACCAGCAGTACCTGCCTTACGCATCTTCTCACCACTACCTTTGGCAATACGCTCACGCTTGGCGTGAATGTTTGCATAGAGACCAGGCTTAGCCATTTAACATTTCCACTTACGAAGGGCTAGTGCTTTACGAGTAGGTCTACCTTTCTCATCCTTCATTGGACCTGGGTTACCTGACATACGTGCACAGAATGAACGCTTGCGAGGACCACCTTCAGGTTGAGGAGCTTTAAGGTTAGAGCCAGTCTCACGATTGTATTTAGCACGACCAGCAGCCGTTAGGCCGCCGGTACGTGATTTGTGTTTTCCAATTTTAAGGCTAACACTATTAGCCATTACTTCTTTGGTTTTTTGTTCTGAATCTGTTTGCTAGTTTTAACAGCCTCTTTTTTAGCTGCAGCTTTACCAGCAGGAGTATAAGGATACTCCTTGTTTCCAACTTTAGGCATTACCAAATACCGGGGATAATTTGACCAGTCAGCGCGTAAGCACCAATAGCAGCCACGAAGCCAAGCATAGCCAAGCGACCATTGAGTAGTTCAGCACGTTCGTTGTGAGGCACGGTGTAGTTGTGATCAGTATACATGGGAGGTTCGATGGGCCAGATGTTAGTGTCGTTCATTAAAATTCAATGTCAGATCGTTCAAGTTTATCGATAACGTCCTGTCGATAGGCAGGATCATTGTCGTAGCGACGATCAGCCATTGCACGTACCAGCTCAGCCTGACTACGGAACACGTCTTGTGAACGAGCAGGTTTACCAGTCAGCATGTTTCCTTCAACACCCATGGAATCAGTATAGCGATAGTACAGTGCCTGTAGAGCAAGTTGGATAGCGTTGGTATTACCTGATTCAACAAGAGAATCAAATGCTTCAATCTCACCTTCGCTAAAGTTTTCAGCAGCCCAACTGGTAAGTTGATTGTAAGCAGCTTGGCCACCTACCATGTTCTGCAGTTGGTTGACTTCTTGATTACTCAACTCCCGTCCAGATACGGATGGAGTATTTTCTTGCATCTCAAAATAAGCTTTCACTAGATCTTGAGATGACATTTGAGAGAATGCATCAAGAGTTTCTTGACTCAGTTCTCCGTTCTTAAAATACTCTTCACCCGCAAGTGAAAGAAGACCAGAGAAATCTTCATAGTCCCGACTCTCTTCTTCAGCTGGTTCCTCATCGTAAGACTCTTCTTCAGATTCCTCACGAGAGTTACCACCCAGTTTCTTCTCCAGCTCCATATAAGCTTTCTCAAGATCCTGAGCGTTCTTGTATTTACCAGCCAGCATACCCTCGTGTTGAGCCATCAGCTCTTCACCGATAGCAAGGGAATCAGCTTCGTCGGATTCAATAGACGACATTACTTCTGCATCAGGAGTAGCATCGTAACTCAAAATTTCAGCCATAAAAAGTTATTGCATTGGTGGAGCGGATTGTTGACTGCCCAGGTATTGAGCAACAGCTTCTTCCGCATTAGGGTTCTTGGATGGGTCAGCCATGGGAACCTTCAACATATCAGGCAGTTGCTGCATTTGCATCATCTGCTGTTGTTGACCCATAACTTGTTGACGTTCAGCAGTACGCTGATCAACAGACTTAACAAGGTTCAGTACATCAATACCCTGTGCAGCTGCCAAGCGTTTGATAGCTTCGTCTGCATTGATGAATTGAAGCATCTGGTCAGGACCAAGTGCTTGAGAGATAGTCGCAATGAAGGTGGTGAGAGACTCACGATCTTGACCACGACCTAGAGCGTTGATACCAGCAACAATGGTTGGGTTCACCAGATCCTTAGGAATCCGGGGAAGTTCACCAGAACGTTGCAGTACCAGCAACTTACGATTGAGATAAGGAATTAGGAACTCAACAGTCAACAGGGAGAACAATCCTCCAAGTTGTTGTTCCAGTTCCATCTGAGTGAGGCGAACCTCTTCCGCTGTAGTGCGTTCAGATTGACGAACAGTAAGCACAAGGAATGCTTCTGCAACACGTCGTTCAAGAGTAGCAGCAAGATTAGCTGCAGTACTGAAGTCAGCGGTCTTACCTACTTGGATAACACCGATGTCTTCTGGCCGTCCTTGAACGATCGCACCGTTGCCTGCCTGGGCTATGGTGGCCGGTTTGGTGGTGCTTGAGGGTGATACCACGAAGACGACCTTAGCGGCTGCTGCAGAGCCCTCTACGAGGGACTGAGAGAGTGCATCAAGAGACTTGAGATCACCCAAGAACTCTTCTACTCTACCTCGTCCATAGTTCTCACCGTCTACGGTATTGAATCGAAGGACTAGCCAAGGGTTAGCATCTGTAGGTGCTTTACCTTCAGTACCTGCGATACGCTTACCGTAGGCTTCTTGATGCCACAGCCAACGATTATTATCAAGACGAACGTGAGTATAAACCTCTACGTCATCTTCATGAGCATAGCTACGATCATTGACTTGATTATCTTTTTCTTGCAACTCCTTAGGGAGAAGCTTTTTGTTAATCAGTTCTTTGGTGACGATCTCAATTACGTTACCATTACCATCCCGTTCCACTACATAGCGGCTCAATGGATAATGCTTAAGCCCATCCTTACCCATGTAAATCAACGCATTACCACCAACAACAAGATGTTTGATGGCTTGGTGAACAACGACACGATCACTAGAAGCAGCAATCGAATCCATTACCATGCGTTCAATCTTGGCAAAACTCAGGTCAAGTTCAGAACGGATCTCAGCGGGCAACTCAGTGCCTAGCTTATCATCACGAATCTGAAGTTTAAAGAAAGTAGTTTGAGGGGGAAGCAGAGCAAGCATAAGCTTAGCTGCCAATGTAACTACTGACTTAGCGCCAACTGATTGCCAAGGTTGTTTAAGGGTTTTGTGGGTAATCCTAAACTCATCACGTTGGATAAGATAAGGAATCGTAAGCTCAGAGCATTCAACAGCAGTTTGGAGAAAGTTAGTACGGTAACTACTTAGATGATCGTACCTTGATTTAGCGTCCATCTAGTTAACCAACGTTAGTTCCACTTGAACCCATGCCACCAATATTGGAGCCGGGTGTACGATTGATACGAAGAGAAGCAAGACTTGTTGGAGCTTGTTTCCGTTTAGTCCGCATAAGAGGAGTAGCTGCTGCTTCACTAGCACCAGTTTTGACAGGTAACCGGTTAGCTGCAGCAATAGCAGCCATGGCTTCTTGTTGCTGTTTGTTAGCTGCAGCTTGGAGAGCCATCATCCTTTCTTCTTGTGCTCTACGATCTCTTTCAGCTTGAGCCATCATACCACGTTGAGCTGATTCAGCCCGCATCTGTTCTTGTTGACGGTGGTGCGCTCTGGTTTGTGAACCAAATGGATCACACATGATGTTAATCCTCGTTAGTAATTCGTGTACGAATCCACTCAACAACACTTACTTGTCCAGATCTATACATGATCTGATTAAGTGACGTGTCAGGAGTGGGGTTGAATGGTGGATAAAGATCCTCTAGCTCTTCCAACAACCGTTCAACAGTCAGGAGGTTAAGCGTATTGAGGGAGATTTGGGTTTGCATGTTCAAAGAACGCTGGCATCCGTGCTCGCTTTGTTTCGATAAGTTCAGGTGCTTTACCTTCATACATCAAGCGATCACTTGCATCCAGCCAAAATTTTTTGTTGAGATACTTATTGGAGTCTACCCCAGAAAGAGGTGACATTACCCAGTTGATAGTTGCTTTACGCAGTTTATCAAGAGAAGGAGAGAAATCAACCCCCAACTCACGACAAACAAGGCTATTGGTAGCAACGTGAACTTGTTCATCACGACTAATATCAGCACTTACAGTACGGAGACCAGCGTCACCATTGAAGCGGAAAAAGGGAAGAAGAACAAAGAAGATCGCACGTTCAGCAACCAGTGCCTTGGCAATCGTGTGATCAGGGTGAGCAATCCACGCATCACGTAGACGCTTAGCCTCAGCTTCTGCCTGCTCATCAATGCCGATGGCGTTAGTAATGTAGGTCAGTGCAAGATCATGCTTCTCTTCATCCCTAATGTTGGATTCAAGAAGTTCTCGTGCAGCCTCAGGCACTTCTTTATTCAGTGTATCTTGAATGAAATCACCGACTGGCAATTCCATATGTCGAATAGCAAGTGCTCGATAGATAGTTTCTTCAGCACCATCAGCCAGTTTACCGGCAGTTGTTTGTACCGGAGTCCAAGTTCTTTTACGAGACAGTAGTTTTTGATAAGGGTTCATTCGCCGCAATTACAATCAGGAGCAGGATCATCATCTCTGTCA